ATTAGCGAGTGTCTCGTGGGCTCGGAGATGTGTATAAGAGACAGGATACATATATTAAAATCCGTGGAATATCTACAAATAGTAACTCTATGGCGTACATGATATTTCAAGGGTACGAATATGATATAGCAAGTGAAACGGAAGTATTTAGCTTAATAGAAGACTTAAAAGTACTAGGGGTGAAAGTTGAGAAAGACTACTTAGTAATAATGATAGATGATATGGTATAATTTTTAAAAAGGCACTTGAAAGTGTCTTTTTTTTATTATATACTAAATATAGAAGGACAAGCAAAGGAGATTTTGAAAATGATTTATCAAGTATCAGAGTTAAATATAATAAACAATGAACACTACAATATAATAAAAGATAAGTGCTTTACAACACTTGAAGAGATACCATTATCAAACCATTACGTTATTGATACTGAAACTTGCCGTACTAGAGAAGAAATGTTACTTGATACTAACATGGAGCAAGAAGTAAAGACATACGCTTTCGGAGCTATGGCAATCGGTGATACTGAAAACAATATGTTTATATGTGAAACGTGGGAAATGTTTTTTCAAAACGTATATGATACAGTTCAAAATAATTTAAGCTTCTATTTAAAGAAGAACCAAAAGAGATATAAAAAGAATTTAGACGTAACTATTAAGGTTGGAGTGCATAACGTAAAATATGAAAATAGCTTCATGCAATATGTATTAAATAATTTAGGTTATGTATATTCAACTGGTGTGATAGCATACAATGATAAAAAAGGTTGCTCCTTCAATAAGGTTGTTTTAGAGAATGGAACTTATAACATAACTCAAGCTAATGGTGTACACTATGGTGCTAAAGTATGTTTACAAGACAGTATCATAAATCATAAGGTGATAACTAAAGGTAAAAACAAGGGAAAAGTTATCGAGCAAGAAGTAAAGGTATATATTGAATTTTGGGACACGCTAAAGGTTGCACAAACTAGCCTTGAAAAAGCTCATAAGTTTGTTGAAATGGAAGAAATGTATTATAAGCTTAATAATGAATATGATTATGACAGAGTAAGACCAAACGGACATATATTAGACGCTTTAGAACTTGAGTATTTATATAATGACTTATACGCAACTAAAAAATTAGTAGAAGACTTCTATTATAATACTCTTTTAACTTTTCAAGGTAAAGAGAAAACCATCTACTTATCAGATAATTTAAAGACAAGCGCTTCAATAGCTTTCAATACGGCAATAGCTTATACTTTCAGTAATGGAGAAACTGAAATTACAGATATTAAAGAAGCTAGAGAAAACTTCAATGAACACTTTGAAATTGATAAGAGAATTGAGTTAAAACATGAAATAAAGGATATGGAAAGATATTCTTATAGGGGCGGGTGGACACACGCAAACCTTAAATATATCAATGAGATAGTTGAAAAGAAAGGGTCTTCAATAGATAAAAACTCAAGCTATCCCGCACAGATGTGCTATGGTTTATTACCATATGGAGCGCCAATGGAATTTAATAGCATTGAAGAAATGAATGATTACATGGAAGAAATGAATTTAAATTTTGAAGGCCATGTATATATTATTAATACTGGTTTTGATTATATAAAGCCTAAGAAAAAAGAGTACGACTTAGAAGTAATTCAGTTAGGTTCTGTGAATGCTACTATGGAATTTAAGAAAATGAGCTATGAGAATGAAGGGAAAATCATACAAAATGGTAATACTTTCATTAATAGAAACTATTGGAGCGAAGACGAAAAAATACAAATATATAAAAAAGGAGTAGAAGAAATCGCAAACTATAACTTTACTATAACTAATGTTGAACATGAATTTTTAAACAAGTATTATGATTTTGGGTATCATTCAGAGATAGACTTCATAGATGATGAAATAACTTTCGGAGAATTAAAAACTGGTAAGGTATTATTATATAAAGCTGAAAGGGGTCTATTAAGAGAGTATATAGAAGAACTTTATCTAATGAAAGATGAAGTTAAAAGAAGAATAAACAACGGTGAAAAAGGTCTTGACGCTCTTTATTCATCAATAAAAGTACTATTAAATTCATTGTATGGCAAGTTTGGGTCAAAGGTTAGAAAAACACTTGACAATTTATTTTTAAATGATGATGGTATTTTCTCATGGGATATAGGTTGTAAAAAAGAATTGAGAGAAAATGGAAATGAAATTGATTTACTAGAATATGATAGCGAAGAATATTACGTTCCTTTTGCTTCATTCGTAACGGCTAACGCTAGAGTTGAAATTCAAACCATGATAATTGAAGCAATAGGAGTTGAAAACTTCTTATACACGGACACAGATAGTATTTATTGTTCATTAACTAAGGAGCAATTAATTGAAGCTCTTAAAAAGATTGATTATGAGCTAGACGGCTACGAATTAGGGAAATGGGACTTGGAGCATGAATTTGATAAGTTTAAATCTCTAGGAGCTAAAAAGTATATGCTCCATGATACTAATTCAAATAAATTATGTGTTGCGTGTGCGGGTGTACCTAAAAAAGCTCAATCTATATTAGCAAAACAAGGCTTTAATGAATTTTATTTAGGTAAAGCAATCGAAGGAAAATTACAAAGTAAGCAAGTTAAAGGTGGTACGCTTTTAACTAACATAGACTTTGTAATCCAAAATACGACTTACGTTCCTCATTAAAAATTTTTAAAAAAGGGGTGTTGTAATACCCCCTATATAATGATATAATAAAGATATGAAAGGGGAGTAAATAAAATGGCTAAAAGAATGACCAAACAACAATTTATGAAAAAATGGGAGAAGGCGGTAAAAAACAATAGTTATATTTTCTTACAAGACAAGTACAATATGAAAAAAGCACAAAAATATTTTGGTCTTTCAGATGAAAAGGTAACTATAGTTGGTAATGTGGCAAAAGCTAGTTATCAAATCGAAAATAAAAAGAAAATTGTAAATCAAAGGAAAACAAAAATAAGGGACAGTCTTTTAAAAGACGGAAGCGTTGACCAAAACGATATTAAGAAAATTGTAAATAATGATAGATTATATAAGAAAATAAATACTAAGAATGTACGTTCTAGTGTAAATAAAGCTATCCAAACAGAATTTTTTAATATAGTTAGTAATATAGGTTTATTTAAAGATAATGGAGCATTTAGAAGGGCATTAAAAGGGAATGACGCTCGAATTAAGGAATTTGAAAAGAAGGTAATAGAAGCAATTCAAAAATCGGACAAGCCTTTTGAGTTACTACTTTCTTTTAGTGAAAGAATAGATAAGGCTTTTGAGTTAATATATGAAGCATATCCCGAAGGTGCTTTAAACTCTGTTCAAGGGCCTAGAGTAGTAAATAAATTCATTGATATAATAGAAACTGAATTGTTAAGGAGTGTATAATAATGAAGGTAATAAAAGCAACAAAAACTGGTAAAACAACACACGTAATTTTAGAAGGTGAACATATTACAAAGGAGCAATTAAAGGAGCTATTAAAATCTACTAATGGTGTAAGATTTTCTTACTTCGGTACAGAATTTAGGAACTTTCAAGAAATTAAAGATATGTTAGAAATCACTATAGGTTTAAAGGAAAACTATATTTTAATAACTAAGAGAAGTGGAGCAAAATTCTAATGGGTGCTTATTGTAAATTTAAATTTAAAGGTGAAATATATTACGGTACTATTACGGAAGAACACGAAGACTATTACATTATAAAAGTTAATAATAAATTTCCTCACTACTTTTTCAAGGAAGACGTAGAAATCATTTATAAAATGAGTTACGAAAGATAGGTGAAATATTATGAAGGTTTTAATTTACGGTATATTGTTATCAATATCTTTAGGTGTTGGGTCTTTTATGGCTCTACCTAAAGATAATAATATTAATATAGAACAACCTAAAATTGAAGAAAAGGAGCTTGAAGAAATGAGAAATGATTTAACACTTACAAAGGAATTTTTATTAAACTCTTATGAAAGTTCTAACGAAGCTTTTGAAAAGCTACATTTAAATGATGTGAATAAACTTAATGAACAAATCGCTTTAGAATACCTTGAGGAATACGACTATTGGTTAAATGAATTAACCGAACTTACAGAACTATTTAAAAAGAACCTACCATATGAAGAGTTTAAAATTGTAGAGTTTAGAAAACTTTCATTAATGAAAGATAAAGAAAAACAAGAAGAAGACATTATTCATCAGTACGAAGGAACTCAATTACTAAACCTAATGTTAAATAGATTTAGAAGCGTATATGTATATGAAGTATGTAAGATTTTAGTTAATGAATATATGTAAAAAGAGAGGGTTAATCCCTCTCTTTTTTATTAGTTCCTATTACCGTTGTTTTGGTCTACGTTGCCACTCTTAATTATATTTGAAGTGCTTCCAGTTACGTTAGCCACGTTATTAGCAACTACACCTACCCCCGAAGTTTCTGCAACGTTAATCTCCCCTACTTTAGAGTTACCAACACATACGTTACCAGTAACCGTAAAGTGTTTAGTTGGTAATGAGCTATTACCACCAACTTTTATTTGTGGTGAGCTTGTATAATCACCGACATAGAATAAGACGTTATTGTTAACACTCCATCTTTCTCCACCGTACATATAAATACCAGTTTTCTTGACCCCTCTTATTGTATTTTCACTTATTACAACGTCGTCTGCCGTTACCCCTATAGCGTGAGTTGCCATATTGGATATTTTATTATTTGTAATAGTTACTCTTTCACATTTTGGAGAGTTTGAATTATTTTCAATCATGATTAATCTTTGTTCACCGGTGTAACCGTCCCAACCATATACGCTATTATTGTGTAAGGTTAATCTATTTGTAGCATTTTGTTGACCTTTAAAGTATGAGAAAATACCAATGTTGTATATATCATTATTTTCAATTATTAAATCTTTATAGTCATTAAGTTTTACGAAACAAGCAACATTTGAACCTCTGTTATCCCTAACTCTGACGTGCATTGTAACAGACCCCGCCTCATACCAATGGTTTCCTACACATGCGTATTGATTAGTAATAAGACCTATGTTATTGAAATCATTACTTTCAATAAATATATTCATGCACATTGTTTTATCATGTGGTGTAATCCACGGGAATACAGTTGAGTTGAAAGCACCGTCTAGTTGGATAACCTCTGAAGCTTCGCTACCTCTAGTACCGTAATTTGAAAATGTATTATATTTAACAGTAGCATTTTTACAAGCGTTTAATTCTATCATATGCCATATATGAAGGTCTTTAAAAGTACAGTTTGTAATTTCTATGTTTTTAGCGTGTCCAATACCTAATAAAGTTAAGCCAGTACTTTCTCTATCTAATCCGTCAAAAACAAATCCGTCAATTATAATATTCTTAGAACCATTATAGCCACCTTGACCGTTTGACTTATTCCTCATTAAGTTATCTAAATTACCATTTGTATTTTTAACAACTGTATCAATGAATGACATAAGTCTAGTATTAGAAGGGACTTCAATAGCTTGTGTTAAATCTAAAGTTGCAAAATCACATATGATTGAGTTATATTTACCTAAAGCTTCCCTTAGCTCACTTTCATTTTTCACAACTTTAATTACTGATGAAGCTTTTAATACATTAAGACCATTTTCAAGTTCTGTATCTTTAGCTCCTAAATCCCTAACATTACCTTGAAGCGTAGTAATATTTCTTTCATTTGTACTCATTCTATTTGAAACAGATGATATTGACCCTTCAAGCTCTGTATCTTTAGATTTTAAAGTTTCAATTTCACCTAGTATCTCATCATCTTTAGTTTCTAAAGCTTGTATTTTTTCGTCGTGAGTTGTATCTTTAAGTTGTAATTGCTCTATAGCATTTTTATTATTCTCAATGTTTTGTTTTATCTCTGTAAGTATTTGCTCTGAAATAAGCTCCGCAAGAGTTCCGTCGTCTTTCCATTGTCCTAATAATGTAACAACTTCTTGTTTTAAACCTACCTCATGAAGCCACTCAAGTAGAGTTAAGGATTTATTACTTGCTTCTATACACTCATTTATTTTAGTAAAAAATCTACATAGCAACTCATTTAAGCTAAGGCAATCGTCATAATCATATGAGTTGAACACGCTACAATTTAAATCATATCTTTCTAGTCTATTAATCATTTTTATTTTCCACCTTTCGTATTCTTGAAGAATAAATTAATTTGATTGAATAAGTATTTAGTTTCGGGGTTGTTAAAATAAATGTAACCTAACTTATTATTTAATTCAAGCTCTTTAATGGTGTAAGGGTTTAGTTGAGTAATATGTTTATTATTACCTTTTTGATATTCAAAGTCAAAGAAATATTCTTGTGTTAATCCTTTAGTAGAGTTATCAACATAGAAGTATGATACTTCTTTACCGCAACATTCCCATATAGTGATAACTTTCTCCTTATCCACTCTCACTCTAAACTTTAGTTTTAGTTTATTAGTTTCTTTTAGCTCCTTTTTATTTACACAGTTGAAAGTATCATTTGAAATATTTTCGTTATCAATGTTATATTTAGCCGTACCCGTAATTTCCATTAAACGACCTAACTTTGTTTTTCTAACAGTTTCTTTAAACTCATTACTTGATTGAGCTTTTTGAATTACGGCTACCTCATTACTTGTATATCCTTCTTCCTTTAAAGTTGGATAAAGTTTTAATGCGTCGAATATCGGTGAATAATATCCTGTATTGTTACCAACACAAAATACTTTTATCCTATCCTCGAACCTGTCAACAGTTGCCATGAAGCTTTCAAGCTTTTGGTACTCTCTTTTGACTTTATGCTCCCCCGGTTCGGGCATTATCTCTTCAACAACTATGTTCATAACTTTACCATATGAACCACCACGACCGACCCCGCTACCATTTAAGGCTAGGAAGGTACAGAAAAGTTTCCCGTCGATATACATTTTATTATGAACTCTTTTAAATGTATATCCGTCATAAGCTCCACTCTCAAGGAGCTTATCAAAATAAGTTTCCTGCATTTCGTCAGCTTGAGTTTTTAACCTTCTAAGTACAACACTTTGAGCGCCATACTCTAAGAAGTCATCAATCATTTTTTTCTGTAAGCTCCAAGACTTACCATACCCCCTACCACTTATTATAATATAAATTAGCTTATCGGGGTACTTATTTAACAAATCGTTAATTTCAAAATATTTCATGCTTTCACCTCTTAGTATCTTTGTAAAAATAAATCATATGCTCCGTCAATTATTTTACTTATTAATGAGTAGGTAACTTCAATCCAACCTTTTTTTAAATCTGATGCACTTGTTACACCTATGTTACCGACCCCATGAGTTACTACATTTTCAGTAAATAATTTATCACGGTTTGAATTATCAGAACTATTTGTATTACTGGTATTATTTGAATTTGTAGTGTTTTCAGTCCCTAGAGTTTCACTTATATTTTCTTGAGTATTAGAAGTTAAACCACTCTCAAAACCTAAATTAGCCATACCGTCATTAACGTTAGAATTTAATGTATTACTTGTAGTAGTATTAGTACCACTATTTGAACTGGTTTCATTACTTAAAAATTCTTGTAGGCTCTTATTAATAATTTCTTCCTTTTCCTTTTCTGTAATATCCCTTGTCAACGTTTCGGTATATTCTTTATTGTTCATATAGTCAATGGCTTTAGTTCTTAATTCTATTTCCCATAATTGAGTAAAATAATCGTTATTTTCTTCTAAATAAGATTGTAGTCTATATTTAAACTCTCCAATGGTTGGGTAGCCTATCTGTCTAAATGCGTACCTTTTTAAAAATAATTTTTCAAACTCTGCTCTTTTATTTTCATCAAAGAATGGATAATCAAAGTTAAATACATTCTGGATTTTTCTAAGTTCAATATTATAATATCCCATCTTCAAATACCTCACTTCTTAATGATTTAAAAAATTGAACTAGGTACTCTATATTAAGCACACATTTTACGTTAGGGTATATTTTCTGTAATTCTACCATAGCGTCAATTCGACCTTTTGCTCTGATACTTAAATTTAAGTTAACATATTCTTCATTTCCGTTAACTTCATCAGTAATCAACCTTTCTTTCTTCTCCATGTTAACATTACTTACACCTAAGTAAGTTAATAATGCACTCTCTCTGCTTCTCTCTTCGGCTCTTAATTTATCAACTAAATATTCAACGTTAGCCGTTAGGAGCTTTAAACCGTCGAAGCCGTCCTCTCCTAAAGTCTTATCAATTATTACTACGTCCTCACCATTTTCGTAATCGTCAATGATACTTTTTACAGTATATTTATTTTTATCTGTAGCAATAGCGAAATATGGCTTTACTTGTTTTCTAAGGTTTGCACGTATAGCCGTTTCTATATCCAACATTTCTTGAACATAATAATTTACATATTGTTTAGTTGGTACTAGGTTAGGATTATCCATACATCTAATTATATTTTCACTAGGTATTGTCTTACTGTATTTACCATTCTTTGAGAACATATAAAACTTTGTTGGGTCGCCATAAATATTTAGCTCTCCATAGTTTGAAATAGGTAAACAAATCATTCCTAAATCTTTATCATTATAAAAGCCTACTTGACCATGTTCAAATAAAAAATTTTCAATATGACGGCTCTCTATACCATTCGGTAGACCCTCCCATTTAAAAACATTTGTTGCTAAATTTTTGTACAGTAAGAAGAGAAGACCTCTTCTATCTGCACATACTTTATTTATATTTCTTTTCTTTCCCATGCTTCCAACCTCTTTTCTATACCGGATAATGTAACTTTTAAATCTGTTATAGTTTCAGTTAGTTTTTGATTTTGGTTAAACATGAATAAACACGCTACTATAGGAAATCCAATGTTAGAAATTAAATTTACTAAATCGTTCATTACTTCAACTCCTCTACTACGTTATAGGCTTTTAATTCTTTTGTTATTCTCTCGGAGCATTTTTCTGCTTCTTCTTTAGTAGTGAAAGCATAAACTCTCACTTGCCATCTTTTTGGTTTTTCCTCTAATGGTATTGAAGGGTCGATACCATTTGCAATATATCTAGCCATTTTCTCATATGGTGTTGGCGACCATATATTTATATCTTTTTCATTATCACAAAAACAAGTTTCAATTATTATGTTAGGAGCATTTACATTATTCATTTCATATAATAAACCAGTTTTTACACCTCTATTATAGAAACCTAATTTTGAAAGGTTACTTGAAATTCTTGAAGCCATTTCTTTACATGAGCTTCTTGCGTTAGGGTGTACCCAACACTCCGTACCGTGTCCCTTATGGTCTTTACTTGCGTTCATATGATAAGATAAAAATATATCTATGTGTTGGGCGTTTGCTTTTCTGCAACCTTCCGAAAGCTCTCCGTTTTCTGTACTTGCGGAGCTATTGCAATCTATTATGGTATGACCATGAGCTTTAAGTATTTTATTTACTTCTTTCTCTAATACATCCATACATGCCCACTCATTACGTAAGCTTACAGCTCCTAAACAATTTTTACTATGCCCTGCTCTACTTCCAATTATCATTCTTCCACCTCTGTATTATCTTTACTATAATTTAATGGCATTACGTCGGGATTATCAACGTGCCATATTGTTACACCATTATTATATATGGCTTTTAATTTATCTAAATAAATATTTGGAATACTTGAAGTTAATATATTAACTTCTTTAGTTTTTATATAATTATAATACTGTCTGCTCCTTGTATTAACTTCCATTAATCTATTTTGTGCATACCCATACATAGCGAAAAAGTCCCCTATAACTTCCATGTATTCATCACGTTGCCTAAACTTAAATAGTTTTAAAGCTTTACCCATATTACGTAAACCATACATAATATCAGAACCTTTTGAGATTAATGTATTTGGTACTGTTTTAGCGTCTGCAACTGTAGCAACCATTGACTTTAAAGCCATATTTTTATTCATGTTATTTATCATTCTTGAATTAGCTAGGGTATTATTAGCACTAATTGCCGACCCTAATAGATTAGCTCCCGTACCTAGTAGACCCCCTAAGTTACCACTTAATATATTCCCTAAACCACTAACTCCACCACTTAATAAAGCCGTGTCCTTAGAAGTTTCATAATTATTTTCTGCAACCGCATTATTAACAATAAAGTTTTCTTGAATATTTTTAGAGTTTTGAAGCATTGTACTTCTTGTCCTAGAAATAAAATTTGCATAGTTACTTGATGTTGTTGGTAACTCCAAGTTTGCACCTATAACTAGTCCTTCAAACCTTCCGTGGGTATCACCTTTATAATTTTGAATAAATAGAGAAGATGTAAGCTTATCATCTAAACACATTTTGACCCCTATATCCATTTTAGAACCTTGACAATACTGGGGTTTAATATTGAATGGCTCGTTAACTCCATCATATAAAGTTAAATATGTGTAAGGGTAGGTATGCAATTTACTTTCATTTTGCCAACGTCTTTGACCGCCTAAAGATAATGGAGCGTCATATACTTCAGGTCTTACATCAAAGAACCTACTACCATGTTTAATGGCGCTAATTCTATTAACCATAGGCTCGTAGTTTAAACCGGGTCTTACTTCCGAAACTTTACCGAACCTTTCCGTATCATATGGAATACGTGAATATTGTAAGTCTTCCGTTCTTACATATGGAGCATAGAAGCATGAGAAGACATTATCTCCAGACGCTCCTATTACACTTGACCCTATTTTATCAGTATCAACTAAATACAGATATAGACCATATGGTAAGTCATTAATTTTACTCTCCCAAGTATCAACCGCCATTTAATCACTCCTTTATACTTTTTGTCCTACTTTATAACCGGGCATAGGGTTAACAGTTTTAACTCCATGTTGGATTATTTCACCGTTTGGGTTTCTTATTTCCCAATGTAAATGAGCCCCCGTTGAGTTACCAGTATTACCCGACCTTGCTATCATCTGCCCCTGTTTTACGTTATCCCCAACATTTACAAGCAACTGGCTATTATGACCGTAAACTACATCACTATCACCATGAGCTATTATTAAATATTTACCATAACTTGTTGTAAGCTCTTTACGTACTCTAACTACACCGTCTTTAGAAGCATAGACCGGTGTACCTACGGGACAAGCTATATCGACCGCATTATGTGGCGCACCGGAAGGGTAGGCAGGGTACATTGAACTGATAGTACCGGAAACTGGAACAAGCCAATCATTACCCGCCTTGTTGTCAACATAAAGACCTTCGGGTTTAGATGAAGAACATTCCGGAAGCCAACCGTTACCATTGTTAGCCGTAATTGGTGAACCATAAGAACCATTTTGTTTTATAGTAACTATTGGTCTAAACTCATAAATATTTTTAAAGTATATATCACACTCTGCTTTTCTTCTAGCTTTTAAACCATTTAGTACAGTACCCGAAGCGTCCCTTACAATATAGTTTTCCCATATAGGACGGATATAAGCTTCATTGAATGGGTCTTTACGTAATGCGCTAGGTAGTGAAGTATAAGACGGTGTACCTACTACCGCACCCACACCTGCATTAAATGCTAAATCACATAAAGCGTCAAATTGATTTTGTTTTGTAATTCCTATTTCTTTACAGAAGTTAACAATAGGTTTACCGTAATTTGTTTGCTTTAATTTGTAACTAACTTGTGAGGCGTATTCTTCGGGTACTGGTTGTCTTGAAACTAGGTCGTTAAATATTGTAGGTTCTGACTTAGTTACGCCATAACCAATAGTAGGAACTCCCCCACTATCTTTATATAGATATGCTCCAAAACCTTCATATCCTTTCATAAACCTAAAGCCATTTCTTGACATTACCCCGTTTGTCCAATCTCCGCAATCACCTTCACCCGTAGGTGGTTTAGTACCACCCCCACCGGAGCTATCCGTCAATATCCCTAATGGTACAGTACTAGCAATTACCACCGTATCTGATAAAGTTTCAATGTTATAATCACTATTCCCTTTATCCATTATATACTCACCAGTTGGAATTGCTTCATCTGCGTATAAACTCTCTTTTGTTGGTGTGCCGTCGTCGTTCCACCTTTTAACATGACATCTTTCGACAACGCTATCCAGTACGGAATAATTCCATAGGTAGGTTTGCCAAACGTCAAGCTCTAGTATAAGCTCTGTTCTTGCTTGAGCGGTAAATATTATATCATTGATAAAGTAGTAATAGTATCGGTCGTTCTCAAAAGCTCTCACATAATTAATACTATTATCTAAAAAGTATCTATATTGATATGGACACGTAACACTTATTCTTGAGGGTTGCACTACAATATCTTTACTAAATGAAGTAACTACCTTATTATCAAAATAATATCTTTGAGTGCTAGGACTTGAAAAGTCGGCTACGTGTTCATAGCTATTATTAAAAATTTGTTGGTCTACTCTAAGTAAATATATTGTAGCCATTTCCTACGCTCCCCCTATCTGCTCCTTAATCACACATAAATTAGCAGCTCTATTTGTAACTATATTAATATTCTCTGTATAAGTAATGGTATATGTTAATGAGTTTGGATTAAAGAAGTAACTAAATTGTCTATCATTAACTAAGATTTTAAATGCCCTTATATCAAATAAAATCACGTCGGGATTTTTCACTTCACCATTAACATTTGTTGGTAGAGTTTCTTCAACTATATTGTTAAATCTCAACCAATTAATAAATGGTGTATCATGTTCATTCAACATTTTACCCAATACTGTATAATTGGCTAAACATATTATATCTTCCTCAAAACATTGTAACTTAGTTTTGTTTGGATTAAATTTAGTAGTAGGGGTTTGAAAACCTTGAACTACTATGCTTAGCATATCACTTAATTTTTCAGTTTCAAAGTATGGTATACTGGAAGAATTATTTAAATATATTCTCAATACATTTAAAAATTTATCTCTCCTTTGAATTAATAAAGTTGTTCTTAAATTTTTTAACATTCTATCATATACATCTTGAAGATCTAAATCGTCCCTTACAGCTCTTTTAATTTCATATTCATTAAATAAACATGATGCTTGTATATTATATGAATTATTATCACTTGTCCCAACAATATTATTAGTTAATGCTCCAAACATGGAAGCTTGTTCACCTTGTTGTAAGAAAAACACTTCATTTACTTTGTTACCATATGGTATACCCTCTCTAGTTATTTGGTTGTAACCTTGAGAGTAATGATTATCATAAAATAGTTCTTTAGCCACCTTATTAAGCATGGCTTTTATTACTTGATTAGTTTCAACGGGGATAGTGTAACTATCCCCTAATAAATCTTTAACTTTCATTTTCTACCCCTCCAATTTTGGTAATTGTTCCTCTGTAGCCGTAAATACTTTACAGTTTAAAAATGGTACTATACCAACTAAACCGTGGAAATGTAAGAAATAGTTTTTCGCTAATGCGTTAGGGTTTTCAATTTCTCTCATTTCAAGTAATGAAGGTTTTAATTGTAATAATTTAGCGTCCATTAATAAAGCTATTGGTTTGTCGTTAGTATAAGTTGTTCCCCCTTCATCACCACTCTTAATTACATTAACGTCCGGTAAACTATCAATAAGGATTATTTTGTTTAATATTTTTACTCTATCCTCATTGTAAGTTTTTGCTAAGTAGTTATCTATATGACCATAGACTTGAGGGGTTGTAACTATTACAGTATCACTCATAGGGCTAAATTGCATTACTTTAGCACTATTATACTTATCACTTTCAAACTCGAATTGCTCCCCGTAAATTCTGATGTTTAGTAATAAGTTCTCTATAAGCTCTTTAGTAGTTGCCCCCGTAACTTTAGTAACTTGAGTGTCTTGAATAAATTGAGTTGGTGTATTGACACTACCCATTCCAACATCTTTTTGAGATAATCCACTTAGGTACTTAGTAAGCATATCTTTTAATAGATTATATTCTAATCTGTAAAGACCCCTTATATTCTTAGTCATTAATTGACCAATCATATCACCTAGACCGTACTCGCTAGTAAATGCTCTTCTTAAATCAAAGTCTTTAATTGAAGTTTTAAATTTCTTTTCAAAGTTAATAGATAAATAGTTAGCATAGACTTTATTATCAACTAACTTGAATATATCATCACATTCAGTTGAACCACCTTCAAAGTGTGCGGAATAGTCAACTGCGTCTGACGCTTCTACGTATAAGTCTTCTATTGTATAACCATAAGTTATATTTCCGTCAACAAACATCTTTAAAGGGTTTTCCCATGCTTTACTCCAAAACCTAGTCATAAATACCTTATTTATTAATGCACTAATAAATGAGTTCTTTAATACACTATAACCGAAAAGTTTAGTTGAAACGGCTCTACTCTTTTGCTCTACCGTCATAGTTTGGTCGTCCAATATTGGTTGTAATTCTGCTTTAAGCTCACCGCCAACATCATTAATAACCGCTTGAGTTACTTCAACGTTGTTCTTTTTACCCGCCATTTTATTTATCACTCCTTTTTATATATCCCAGTCTTTTATGAAGTCGTCGAAAGTTTGTTTTACTTCGGGTTTTTGTATATCTTCGTCGTCTTCTTCTTCGGGGTCGCCACCCGAAACTTTTAAAAATAACTTCATGTTATTTTCCCTTAACCTTTGAGTTTCTCTGTCCTTTTCTTCTAAGGCTTCCTTATTCCTTCTTATTTCTTCTTGTAATGAAACTATAGTATCATTCTGCTCTGTAATTTTTACTAATGCTTCATCTAATTCCATTTTATTATTCACCACCTAAAATTTATTAGAGATTTTTGATATCCCTTTGTATATGTATAGGTCGTTCCGCAACATTCAAACGTCAATAGTAAAGGCGGATTCTACCCCGTGCGTACCCTTTATCTATACCTATACACATAAAAAGAGATACCCTAATCGGATATCTCTATTTTAATTAAGGTACTACGTGAACTTTATATATTAAATTTTATTTTATCTCTAATGTTATATACTCTGTTTTGAAAGTTTTTGATATCTTTCCTAATACTTCAACTTGTAAACCTTCGTTTTGTACTAAGTTTTGTATTACTTCCTTTCCGTATTTCTTGAAAAAATCTCTAAACATATTAGTTATTGCACTACCGCCAAAGTAGAAGTGATTGTCGTCCTCTTTGATAGTGAATACTATTAAGTCTTTAACTTCTCCTGTCATTTTGTCTGTTACATTTTCCATTAAATCAACGTTTGTGATTGTTACAATTTCGTCCTTCCAATCCTTGATTTTTCCAGACTCTCTATTAGCCATGAAGTCAAATCCGAATTGTTGGTCTTTCTTTAATTGTTCTTTTAAGTTTAGCATTTTACATTACCTCTTTCTTTCATTAAATATTTTTTGTATTTTACTTTTGGAAGTGTTTTTCCCTTCCTATGCTCTGTCTCTTATACACATCTCCGAGCCCACGAGACACTCGCTAATCTCGT